CTGACGATACAGCAAATATATATAGAGAATTTTTGCCTGTAGTTTTGCCTTTTGTGGACGGGCCATGTTATGTATGGTTTGCCAGTACTAAAGGTAAAGAAGTATATAATGCACTTCACGAAAGCAATACAGAGATTCATGCACTGCTTATATGGCATAAGGTAAATGCAACATATGCAGCTATGAACGCACAATATAAGCAGAGGCACGAACCTTGTTTATATTTTAAACCTAAAGGTTCAACATTGCGATGGATAGGGCCCACAACAGAATCGACAGTATGGGAGATTAAAAAAGATGCGGTAAATGAATACCATCCTACGCAAAAACCGATAGCTTTAGCAGCAAAAGCTGTAAAAAACCATGATGTAAGAGTTGTGCTTGATGTGTTTGGCGGCTCCGGTTCAACTCTTATCGCCTGCGAGCAACTCAACCGCACCTGCTACATGATGGAGATAGACCCGGTATATTGCGACGTCATAGTACAAAGGTATATTAATCTCAAGGGGCACGACGGAGATGTCTACCTGGAAAGGGACGGCAACAAGATTGCCTTTCCCAACGTGGTATAATTGAATCAAATATATCACGGAGGGTTAAAAATGGAAAATATAAGGTTTATATGTAACAAGTGCGGGAAGGTTACCAAGGAAAAGCCGAAATACAAAAACGAAACATGCCCCGATTGTGGCAAAGGTAGACGGAAAATAGAAAAAAGATGCGATAGTTGTGGTGAATGGTTTAAGCCGGACAGGTACGACAGAAAGTATTGTTGTTATGCTTGCAAAGTAAAAGCACAAACAACAGGCAGAAAAACATTTCGCAGAACGGAAACCAAAGCAAGGAGTGCACAATCGTTACTTTCTTATCATGTAAAAAGGGGCAACATAGTAAAGCCCTCAGTTTGTGAAGAATGTGGCGAGACAGAGAAAAGAATCGAGGGTGCACATTATAATTATGATGAGCCGCTAAGGGTTAGATGGTTATGCAGGAGTTGTCATGTGAAATGGGACAAAGCAGAACCGAAAGGCGTTACTTATATAATATAGATAGTTCAGCGTTGGGAGGAACTGACGGGCAAAAGGCGGTGTTGGCTGAATGAAGCGAGTATTTATTTCGCATCCATATAAAGACGACCCGAAGGGGAACAAAAAGCGGGTAGACACTATCTGCAGGGAATTAGCGAAAAAGGACGATATTCTTCCAATAAGCCCCCTACATTTATTTAGTTTTATGAAAGATGATAGCAATAGAGAGGAAATACTCCAGGTGTGTTTCAGGCTTATAGATATATGCGACGAAGTTTGGGTATACGGCGACAGCGAGGGGTGCAGGAAGGAAAGGGATTATGCCCTTTCCCGAGGGAAAAATGTTTTAAAAAAGCGTGGTGATTAAATATGGGCAGACCATCAAAATTGACGCCGGAAGTTACAAAAAGATTAACGGAGGCAATCAGGGCCGGAAACTATTACGAGGCTGCTTGCGCATATGCTGGTATTGCGTACTCTACCTTCCGTGAGTGGATGGTTAGAGGTGAAAAGGCCAAATCTGGGAAATATCGGGAGTTTATGGAGGCTGTAAAAAAAGCAGAACACGAAGCAGAGGTCCGGATGGTGGCCATGTGGCAAAAACATATGCCGGACAACTGGCAGGCAATAGCGACTTTCCTAGAAAGACGCTATCCCGAAAGATGGGGGCGCAGGATGGATGTAAGGCAGGACATCAAGCAGGAGGTGCAAGGGCAGGTGACACAGAGGTATGAGTACGATGTTACACAGCGAATCATCAGCGACCCGGAAGCCGTCCTTCTTGCTGAACAGCTCTTACGACGCGCTGCGTACAGTGACACCGGCTCATCTGGCATGGACGGTCAGTGAGGGGCGCTGGTTTCCTTATGAGCACCTTCTATTCTTGAACCGCAAGCTTGTAGATGTGGCGGCCGGCCGTATCAAGCGGCTAATAGTGTCAATGCCGCCCCGACATGGGAAAAGCGAGTTGGTCAGCCGGTACTTTCCGGCTTGGTACATCGGGACATTCCCCGACAAGCGCATAATCCTGGTCAGCTATGAGGCTGACTTTGCGGCAACATGGGGTCGTAAAGCAAGGGACCTGCTTGAAGAGCATGGTCCTACTTTATTTGGTATCAGAGTTTCGGGAAATTCTTCAGCCGCCAACCGTTGGGATATTGAAGGCCACGAAGGCGGGATGGTTACAGCCGGGGTTAACGGCCCGATCACCGGTAAAGGTGCAGACATCGGAATTATTGACGACCCGGTAAAGAACGACCAGGAAGCAATGAGTGTGACTTACCAAGAAAGGACCTATGAGTGGTATAAGTCAACGTTTCGGACAAGGATACAGAGGGACGGCGCTATTATTCTGATTATGACCCGTTGGCACGAAAACGACCTGGCAGGGAAGTTGTTAGCAGCGCAGGAAGAAGAGGGAGAGAAGTGGGAAGTCGTTAGCCTGCCAGCAATAGCGGAGGATGACGATCCACTGGGGCGAGAAATCGGCCAGCCCCTTTGTCCTGACTTGTTTACGAAAGATGCCCTGGAAAGCATTAAAAAATCAGTGGGCTCTTACTGGTGGGCCTCCCTCTACCAACAACGACCTTCGCCGGCAGAGGGCGGCATATTTAAGCGCAACTGGTGGCAGTATTACCGCAGGGTGCCGGACAGGTTTGATGAGATTATCCAGAGCTGGGATATGACCTTTAAGGATACCAAGACGGCAGACTTTGTTGTTGGGCAAGTGTGGGGCCGGAAAGGTGCAGATAAGTATCTGCTAGATCAGGTTAGAGATAGAATGGATTTCCCGGCCACTATTCAAGCTGTCAGAACACTGTCGGCAAAATGGCCGCAAGCAAGGGTAAAGCTAGTTGAGGATAAGGCCAACGGCCCGGCGGTGATTGCGACGCTCAAAAAAGAGATTAGCGGACTTATTCCGGTTGAGCCCCAAGGAAGCAAAGAATCCCGTGCTTGGGCGGTATCGCCAGAGGTTGAGGCAGGAAACGTCTATCTGCCGGACCCCAGTATTGCGCCCTGGGTTCACGATTTCATTGAAGAATGCGCGGCGTTTCCGAATGGTGCTAATGATGACCAAGTGGACGCTATGTCTCAGGCACTAATGAGATTGAATAAGCAACCCGGTATCCAGGTGCTAAAGTGAGGTGAGAAGATGATCATATTCGACAACAGTATCAACATGCTGACCAAAGAAGAATTGATAAAGACTTTTATAGATGAGTTCAATGTTTCCAAAGAGCGGCAGCTTATGTTGGCCGGTGAAAGGTACTATCGGACAGAGAACGACATCCTGAATCGGAAAATGCTCCGCTACGAAGACGGGCGATGGGTGGAGGACGAAACCAAGGCCAACAACCGTCTAACCCACGGCTTTATGCGCAACCTTGTAGACGATAAGGTTAATTATCTTTTACTAAAGCCTCTCGCCATGACCTGCGAAGATGAAAAGTACCTTAAAGCCGTGAAGCAAACTTTGGGTAAACGGTTCCAAAAACGACTTGCCCAGCTGGGATATGAGGCCAGCAATAAGGGAATTGCATGGCTGCACCCTTATATCAACTCTGCCGGCGAATTTAAAACCATGCGTATTCCGTCAGAGCAGTGCATACCGATTTGGACAGACAACGACCACGAGGAGTTAGAGGCGTTCATCCGATATTACGATGTGGAAGCGTACGAAGGGAAAGAAAAGCGGATAGTCACAAAAATTGAGTTCCACACGGCAGACGGGGTTGAGTATTACGAAAAGACACCTAACGGGGAAGTGATACTGGATGCCGAAAAGTACCTGGATGTAGAAGGCGATGGGATACTGCTTCCTCACTTCACTGTAGACGGTGAACCAGGAACATGGGGCCGAGTGCCTTTTATCCCTTTCAAGAACAATGACATGGAGCTGCCGGACCTGCAGTTTGTGAAGACTTTGATTGATGACTACGACCGGACACGGTCAGACATATCCAACTTGCTGGAAGAAGTTAAAAGTGTGATATATGCGCTTCGGGGCTACGGTGGAGAAAATCTAGGCGAGTTTATGCGGGACTTGGCACACTACCGTGCTATCAAACTGGATGCCGATGAGCACGCCGGTATTGACCTGCTGCAGGCCAAAATTGATATTGATGCTGCTCAAAAGCACTGGGAAGCATTGAAAAAAGATATATTCGACTTTGGTCAAGGTGTTGACGAGGACAAAGACAAAATTGGTAATGCTCCTTCAGGCATAGCTTTACGGTTCTTATATTCAAATTTGGACCTGAAATGTAATACTCTTGAGGAATGGTTCAAGTGGGGCTTTGAACAGCTATTGTACTTTGTAAATAAATATCATGAACTGACCGGTCAGCCTGTATCGGACAAGGAAATCACTATCGTCTTTAACAGGGATATTGCAATTAACGAAACACAGGCCATAGAGGATTGTCAGAAGAGCAAGGGCATAATTTCAGACAGGACAATTGTAGCTAATCATCCCTGGGTAACAGATGTTGATGAAGAGATGGCTCAGATTGAGAAAGAAAACCGAACACCAGAACCCCCTATGCTCAATGAAGAGAGTGATGAATGATGCCAAAATCATATTGGGAGAAAAGGCAGGAGTTAACTTATCTGGCCGGAGAAAAGAAAGTCAGCGCCTATTATAGAGGGCTGCAGAAAGCATTTGAGCAGGCTAAAAAGGAAATCCATAGTGTTATAAATGATTTTTACATGCGGTATGCAAAAGAGAACAAAGTAACCTATGCTGAAGCCCAGAAGCAGCTTAGCCAAATGGAGCTGGGCGAGCTGCAGGACTTTATAGACCTTGTTAATAAGAATATGGGCAAGTACAATCTAAAGCTTAACAATATGTCTATAAAAGCCAGAATTACCCGGTATCAGGCCTTGGAAAAGCAGATAGATGCTATACTACAGCAATTATATGCTATTGAATATGAGTATAAAGGTAAAGAGCTACTGAAGGAAGTATATGAAGATTCTTATTATCGCACATGGTTTAATATAGACCAGTATCGCGGCTTTCATCAAGAGTTTGCACAGAT